TTAATATTACGTTAAATTCGCTTGTCCATTTCATTAAATTTTTCAACATCAGGATATTTTTAACTTTTCTAAAATGTGTAAAGATGACACTAAACGAACTTGTAGGCTATTTAAAAAGCTTGCCCAAATGGTCTCGTGTCTCGATCGTGATTGCGGCTGCTGTTTCTGCTATCGCTGTCCTGTTGGCAAGTTGCACCCGATACTCTTACACCTATGTAAAGGGTTCCGAGGTCGAGTACGAACGGGTCGATTCGATGAACATATCTCGTATTAGGCGATGAGATTTCCCGAGACTTTCCGTAATTCAAGATGCATGGACGCTTTAAGAGGCGTTTGTGTGTTGCTTGATATTTTTCACAAGGCCTCCTATTTGAATTATTGTGACGGCGTCATTGTGTGTCCTGCTACTTACGATTCCCTAGTTTCGCTTGGCGGCTATGGTTTCTGTTTCTCTTATCAGAAGGAATTTTCCTTCGTTGGCTCTGTTGATTACATCCTAACTATTCGTGTGGATGATATCATACGTCGTATTTTCGAAGTTGTACCTAAATCTGGTTGTCATGTCACGTTTCAAAAGAAAAAGAGGAAAGAGTAAACCTACTCGTCCTCACATTCAAGTCTTTGACGTTGGAGGTAAACGGTTGTAATGTCGCACTGCCTACGTCCTCGTCAGATTATCAATCCTCATTTTAACCCTAAAACCACACTCGGAGCTAAAAACCTTCGAGTGTGGCGTGTTGCGAATAATTCTCCGCAGGGTTATCCTGAGGATTATCAAATTTTAATCGACTGTGGTAAGTGTCTTGGTTGCCTTCGTGACAAAGCTCGCTCTTGGCGTGTCCGTTTGCTTCATGAGCACATGTTTGGCAATCATGATTCTTGCACGTGTTTAACATTAACTATCGCGCCTGAATATTATGAACGTTTTCAAACCAAAGCGGGTATGGCTTCCGCTATGCGCGCTTTTATTGATCGGTTGCGCTATTATACTCCCGGTCGTCGTTCTCCCAAACGGTTCTTTATCTCAGAACTCGGTGAAGAGCGTGGACGCCTCCATTTCCACGGATTCGTTTGGGATTGCAACATCCCCAAACGAGATCTGGATCGATCCTGGAGGTATGGATTTATATGCGCCCAACCTCTTCGATCCGCTAGGCAGTTGTCTTACGCCACGAAATACATTACAAAACCTACCGTTGGTTTCCACAAACCAACTATTTTCGTATCTCCCGGTCTCGGACAGTCCTACTGTAATCAGGAGCAATGGCGATCATGGCACAAGAAAGGAAATGCTAATGATCCTCTTAACCTTTATTGCAAGTTTGATTCTTTTGTGTATGCTATGCCTCGTTATTATCGCACGAAGATTTTTACAGATGATGAAATACGTAACTTTAAAGTTTTGTTATCCAAATCTGAGCAACCCTTCGAAAAGGTTCTTGGCAGGCAAACCTATACAGAACCACTCTCCTATGCGCAAAATCGAGCAGAGTTGCTCGAGGTTACTCTTCGGTCAGGAAAGAGTAAGCCTATAATTTCTGACACTTGTAAGGATTCTTTACGTGAACTCAATCCTTACGATAATACAGACGAATTCACTTTTGATCTTTATCCTTTTTAGCTATGGCAGTTTTCCCAAAAGAAAAAAAGAGGCCGCCAAAAATGGCGCACCACGATCTTTCGCATTATTTGCGGACGTCGATGGCTCCGGGTCTTGGTTACCCTATTTGTTGCATTCCGTGTAACCCTGGTGATCATCACCAACTTGAGTTTAAGCACCTTATGAATACGCAGGCGATTCTTAATCCCCTTTATGGTTCGTATCGTCTTCAGATCTGTGTGTTTTTTGCAGGTGCTTCGCTCTATATTCCGAAGCTCTGGAGAAATGGCTCTATGCTTCAGTCAAACACCGGTCTGTTGGATGCCAATTTCCCCATTTTCAATCCTGCTGCACATAAACCTATGTACCAGGTTGATCCTAGTTCTCTTCCTGCTTTCTTAGGCATGGGTTATCATTCCGGCCGTTTTTCTTCTGCGCCTAGTTCATTTTCGGTCAACCTGATTCCTTATCTTATGTATTATGACATTTTCCGTCATTACTACGCTAATAGGCAGGAGGTCTTTTATTATGTTATGACCGCAAACTGGAATGCTACTGATAGGCGTGTTTCGCCTTATGATATTGCCAAGCTGGATGATCTTTACATGTCTCTTCCGTATTCTGGTGGTGATATGACCTCTTCTACTAGCTTGGCCCAGACACCTATTACAGGCCTATTTTCGATTCCGGCGAATTCTACTTATAAGACTCCATTCATGACTGTTCCGTTGGGTGGCTTATGGCAAGCTTGCTACATGCCCGACCGCATGAACGTAATTCTCAATGATACGTTTTTCAAGAATAATGTTACGACGGTTGCTGTTTCGACGGTCGGTGATTCGTTCCAGGTAGATCAGCTTGTTACAGCTAAAAAACTCTGGAATTCTCGAAACAATGACGTAATCACCAATGGCACTTTCAAGGATTGGATTCGTGTTCACTTCGGTGTCACGCCTAAGATCATGGATGATATGCCTACTTTTTGCGGTGCTACGTCCTCGGATATTCTTTTCGAGGATATCCGCGCTACGACCTCTGCTAAGATTGGCGATTCTGACCAGTATCTTGGCGATAAAGGTTCTTCCGCAATGGGCTATGGTGATTCTCGACGGTTTAATATCGAAGTAGATCGCCCCGGTTACATTATGGCTATCGCTACCCTTGTTCCTCGTGTTGATTACTATCAGTTTACAGATCGTTATGTCTGTCATACCAAACTTTCGGATATGTTTCGTCCGGAATTTAACGGTATCGGATATCAGGATGTTCTTGTCTCTGATCTTAACACGGAATTTCCTGAAGGCTGGGATGCCTCGGCCGTTACTGCTGTCGACAATAATCCCTTTGCTCAGTCTGTAGGTAAGCAGCCTGCTTGGATTGAGTATATGACGGCTGTAAATAAGATTCGAGGCACTTTCTGTACTACGGAGAGATCTTGGGTTCTCGCTCGTGATATGCGTGGAGACACTGATCCCTCCGCTGCAGTCAGCCCTGCACAAAATACGGCTTTTACAGCTTATATCGATCCTGCCGACTGGAACCAGCCCTTTGCTGATCAGTCTCCTACGGCCCAGAATTTCTACGCTCAGTTCTATTTGCGTCATCGTGTTCGCAGTACTGTCCTTAAGCGTTTACGTCCCAAATTCTAAAGTTATGCGATTATATCGAAAGACTAGACCTGCCGCTTTCGTTAAGCTTGCAGGTGAAACTTCTCCGGGTTTTACTCTTGCGGAGATTATCGACCAATTCTACGCTGAAGGCGTTGTACCGGACTTCATCCCGGCTGATTTAGGCGAAGATCTAATCGATGAGACCGATGCAGACGGTCGTTGGCTTGTTGATCCAGACGGCGATATTCGTACGGATCGTTTCGATAAGTTGGAAAGCGATCTTATGGCCGGACTTGATGCTGTTGCTAACCCTGCGCCGGCTTCTGATCCCGTTTCGACTTTCGACTCTTCGTCGGCCTCCGACTCTTCGTCGGCCTCTGACTCTTCGTCGGCCTCTGACCCTGCGCCAGCATCTAATCCAGGGTCTGCTGAGCAGTAACCAGAAAATCGGGGAATACAATATTAATACTTGATAATATTGTATAAGTGTGGAAATCCTTGCAAAGGGATTCCACACTGATCCCCGATTTTCTATAAAATCTTTTTCTATGGCTAATCTAGATCAGTACACACCCTACGTGGATGCAGTAGGAAATGCGGCTATGAATTTTGCAATGGCTGATCTTTCCTACAAGAAAAATAAAAAGCTGCTCCAGCAGCAGTACAAGTACCAGAAGGAAGCCGCGGATCTTGCATGGCAACGTCAAATGCAGTTCTACGAGGATCAAAAGGCCTATAACGATCCTAATGCGGTTCGTCAGCGTTACGAAGCCGCAGGCTTGAACGTCAATGCCGCTTTTGGTACTGCCGGTAGTTACTCCCCTACTAATGCTCCCTCCTCTGTGCAGCCTGCTGGTGGTGTTTCGACCCCCTACGTCGACTATACCAACATGAAGTTTCAAAGTGCCCTTGGTCTTGCAAAACAAATGGCCGAGATTGATCTCATCAAGGCTCAGGCTGACGAAACCCGCGGTCGTACCCTGAATCCAGACGAGACCCAGCGAGGTCAGAAGCTCACCAATGATCTCACAGCTTTAAATGCCCGTCTTACTGACGCCAATATAATTGGCAAGGATTTGGCTAATAAGCTCGATTCTCTCGACCTTCGATTCCGCAATGAGGTGTACGATACCTCGGTGGCAATCGAGCGTCAGAAGGCCTTGAATCTCGCCAAGCAGTACGAGGTGATGAATGAGGATATTGCCCGCTCGATTGCTGGTCGATCTCTTACGGAAGATCAGCGCAGAGAGATTCAGTCTCGAATTTGGCTTAATTCTCGCAATGCCGCTTTGGCTGAGATACAGGCTGAGTATCATGGTAAGCTTACGCAGGCTCAGATTGATGAACTTGTGGCTAGGACTGATTCGTTGAAATCAACAAAGGAATGGCTTGATGAACGCGCTAAGACGGAGAAGGCCTCGAGGCGCCTTACCGAAGCTAAGGCTGAAATTAGCTTAATTGATCTTCACGATCTTCGTAATATACCCGAGAAAACGAGGCGAATTACGCGTACTATGAAGATGATCAAGGACGGTTTGGTGCCTTAATGTTTTTTTTATACATTTGTCTTATGAAATGGCCCGTTGATACCCTTGCACGGCTAATAATTGCCGTGATTAAGGCGAAAGTTTACATCTTCGCCTTTCTTCTTATTATGTTTTTAGGTGCCGAATTGAGACAGTGTATAGGATGACCAATCCTGTCTTTCTTTTTGAAGTCCCGACCTCAAGGCGAAGTCGGGGCTTTTTCTTTTGCCTCAAACTCAATAAACAGGCACCGCAGGTAGCGTTTAGCACCTCTATAAGGTGCCATGGTTGCGGACGGAGTCCGCTGGCACGTAAGCGACGGTTTACCGTCGCGCCCATAAATACCCGATATAAATATCTGTGCGAAGCACACCTTCGGGTGATTAGGGAGGTCTGGAGGGGAGTTAGGGGGCCCCGCGGATGAGATTGTCTGCAGGCCGTGCGCGTGCGCGCGCGCTTCGCGTGCGTACGTGCGCGAGACGCTAAGTAGCTCAGACGCAAGGTTCGGCCCCTACTCCCCTCCAGGTGCTTAATAAAAATGATGAAATTTGTAAAATAATCGTTTTTTTTT